TATCATCATGAAAATTTTTAATAATGTCGTAATTGATGATAACAAAGTCAGCATCGTCCCATTTTTTACCTTCAATAATACTTGTCGTTCTATCTGAATAGTTCTCAATCTCTCGTTGCCAGTTAATCTTCAAGGATGCGGGACAAATGATTAATACTTTCTTTGCACCTGTCTCCAATGCTGAAATAATTGTTGATGTTGTCTTACCCAAACCCATATCATCAGCTAAAATGAATTTTTTGTTTTCAACCAACTTTTGGATTGCTTCTTTTTGGTGGTCCAATGGTGGACGATGTGAATACTTCTCATAATCAATCACAACATTTTCAACTTTGTTATTTTTAATCAAAGCAACTTTGGGTAACCAAAAGTCATGGAGTTCCTGACTATCAAAGAATTTTCCCCAAATATGGTAAGAAGTGTCTTTTTCAATCAAAAGTTTTTCAACATAAACTTGTGTTGCAATTTTGGTAAATAATTTTTCGTCAGAAATTTTTTTGGAAAAATATTCGTCCAAATCAACCCACTTCTTGGCAACCTTTGGAACTGTGTTAATATAGTTTACAATATATTCGGCTTGAGCTCGTGTTGGATAAAACTTTTTATTATCAATTTGTTTTTGTCTTAAACGCATAATGTAATTGTTGGCACCTGAGTAGGTTTCCAACAGGTCGAGAGCCTTCCTTTCCAAGACCGACACATTACTTATGTTCTCAACATTTTCCAAACTATTAAAAGATAATCAAAAACAAAGTATTTATCAATATGGCTGAAAAATTAGTTCCAATTACAAGATTAGGTAAATTCTTTGGTGGAGAAGATTTCGATTTAGATATTTCTATGGGTCGTGAATGGCTTGGGGGTGATATGAATTTTACTATTGTATTGTATAAAGTTGATAGAACCAAAACACTACAAGATGCCGTTTATGGTGAGGTATTACAAGATGGGATACAATTCTTACCACCCGTTTCAATCAATGCGTATGTTAGAATTGAAGAAGCTGCAGAACAATTCTTGGGACAAAGTAAAATTATTCAGAACGAGCCAGGTCTATTAAAATTTGCCGTTTATAAAAAAGAACTTGCTGATTTACAAGTTGAAATTGAATTGGGTGATTACATTGGATATTGGATTACAGAATCTCAAGCAAGATACTATTCAGTTATTGATGCAGGTATTCCTGACTACGACAATAAACACACATATGGTGGATATAAAGGTTTTTATTATTCATACACCGCAACACCTGTTAGTGAAAACGAATTTAGAGGAATATAATGAAACTTCTTATAACCGAATCACAATTTGACAATTTATTTTTAGGTAAAAAAGTAATGGTGTATTACAACCTACACAAACATACTTTTTCTGTATCATATGACAATAAAGTTATTATGCATGCCGATTATGTTAAATTAGGTGATGTCGAGTTTAGAGTAAGAAAAGGTGGTAAAGAAAAAGTTCGTTCTGAAAAAACAAAAAACGTACACGCATTTGTGATTGGAACTTTGTTAGAGTATTGTGAATATCCTTGTTATAACATTCCAAATCCGCCATTAGATAAAATTGTTACTTATAACCCATACAAATACGATTCATTTGTTTATAAAAATAATGAAGAACCTGTTTATCATGCAAACGAAGTTGATATGATAAATTCACAAAATAAACTATTTGTAGTTAAAGAATAATGGCCTATCCTAAAAAAGTTATACCAACAATAAATCTTACACCTGAAAAAATACTTTTTCAGAGAAGAGAACAATTGCTTAGTTATATAACTGAGGACGGAACTTTTTTACCAAAACAATTATTACACCCCGAATTAGATAGGGGGTTTTTAGATTTTGTAAAAGAAGATTTAAAAACTGTTGTGTCAGGTAAAATTATCCCGATGATTGACCTTATCATAACAACCCAAAACTGGGCTCAATTTACCGAAACTTGGGATGTTCAAGATTTAAATGGAAACCCAACTTTACCATTTATTACTGTTGTCCGTCAACCTGAAGTAAAGTACGGTAGTAATCCTGCGTTACTTTGGAACATTCCTAATAGAAAAGAATTTTATTACGCCGCGGTTCCAACTTGGAATGGAAACATTAAGGGTATGGATATCTATAAAATTCCACAACCTGTACCTGTTGATATTACATATAATGTTAAAATTGTGTGTAACAGAATGAGAGAGTTAAATGAGTTTAATAAAATTATTTTACAAACATTTGCATCTCGACAAGCATATAGAAAAATTGAGGGTCACTTTATTCCAATCATATTGAATAATATTTCAGATGAATCGGTTGTTGAAATTCAAAAAAGAAGATTTTATATTCAAAATTACGAATTTACAATGTTAGGGTTTTTATTGGACCCTGATGAGTTTGAAGTTGCACCCGCAGTATCAAGAGTATTTAATTCTTTTGAGGTAGTTGCCGGTGTTAATGGACGTAAAAGAAAAAAGTATCCTGAAAATCCATCAACTTTTGAATATGTTTTAAATTTTTCTTCAACTGAAACTTCTAAAGATATTATTGCGGATTACACTGGAAATTTTACATTAGTAAGTAATGATAACATACCAAATGATGGTGGTTATGAAGTTTATATCAGACCACAAGGTTCAGTTGATTTTGATTTTTACGGAACTGATGTTTCGTTAATACAAGTAAACACAAATGACACTTTGAGATTTGTTATTACAAAAGAAACTTCAGGTGAGGTTGCGTCTTTAACATATAGAGTTGTTTTAGAACCACCTGCCGTTCCATTCATTTAATCTTCACCATAGATATCTTTTTTTTCTGAACATTTTTCTTTAATTAAATTTTCAAGAAACTTGTACATCTTGATACCCCTTTTATCACAGTATGTTTTAAGAATAGTGTGTGAATCTATTGATATCTTAAGATTTTTAATTTTCTTTTCCATAGGTAGAATAAAGGCAGAAAATAATCTGCCCATTTTATAAATAGATATTAGAAAGTAAAGTTTTTCTAAAAATACCGAATATTTATGTTATAAATAAATCATGAAGAATATTAAATAAAATGGCAGTAGCAAATAAAGTTTTCGTTTCTCCAGGTGTTTACACATCAGAATATGACTTAAGTTTTGTAGCTCAAAGTGTTGGTGTAACAACTTTGGGTGTTGTGGGTGAGACACAAACAGGTCCAGCATTTGAACCTATTTTTATCACAAACTACAGTGACTTTGAATCTTATTTTGGTGGTACTATCCCTGAAAAATTCACAAATACACAAATTCCAAAGTACGAATTGGCGTACATTGCTAAATCTTATCTACAACAATCTAACCAATTGTTTGTTACAAGAGTTTTGGGTCTATCGGGTTACGATGCGGGTCCATCTTGGACTTTAACAACAATCGCAAATGTCGATGGTTCAACTGTTGGATTGAATGGTACTGAAACACCATTCACAGTAAACTTTACTGGAACAACAGGTTCAACCACAATGGGATTCTTAACATCATTCCCGGCTAATATCCAAAACAATTTGGATACACCATTTACTCAGTTTGATGGTAGTACAAGTACTTTGAGAACACAAATAAATGCTCAACTATATGCAATATTACTTAATAACTCTCTTTCTGGTACATCAGCTTATTACTTTGGTACCATTGCAACTGATGACTATAACAACATATCTACAACATATACCGCAGAAACTAACGTTTATCAAGTTTCAGGTTTAAGTGAGAGTGTTGCCGATTACACAGCATCGGTAGATGATACTTGGTATTACGCAAACTTTAATATTTCTTCAGATAATGATTATACTGGTTATTCTTGGTATAATGTGGTTAGAACATTAACCGGTGCATCAGGAACATATTCGGGAACAGTATCAGGTACAGTTTACAATTACACAGGTACCGCATACACACAATATAATAATTTAGTTGCTGCAACACTTCGTTCAAGAGGTATTGCAAATTATGTAAATGATAATGGACCTGTTTATACAGTGTCAGGTTTAACAAGTGTTATTGTTGATGATTCAGGAACTTATTCAGCAATTACTCAAAACCCATTTGCAAGTTTTGCAATTTCAGGTCAAACAGCTGCGGGTAATAACTTTAGTTTCCAAACATCTCTTAGTCAGACTGACGCGAACTATATTTCAAAAGTATTTGGTCAATCTAATTTTGGTAAACTTAGAGCTGAGGTTCCATTGTTTGTTGAAGAAACTTTCCCGAACTTATTAAATTACGCATACAATAAAGGTTACATTAGAGGATTAAATAGTAGTTTAATTGCACTACCTGGTTTAAGATATGCGGATACTACTGACACTATCGCTGATTACTTAGTTAAATACCAAGCGGCTGAATCACCTTGGGTTGTTTCACAATTACGTGGTAGTTCAGTTCAAAGATTATTTAAAATTATTTCAGTTTGTGATGGAGATTCTGCAAACGTACAAATTAAAATTTCTATCGCAAACATATCATACACAAACGGTTCGTTTGATTTGTTAGTTCGTGATTTCTTCGATACTGATTCAAATCCTGTGGTAATAGAAAAGTTTACCAACTGTACTTTAGACCCAGCAAACAATAGTTATGTTGCAGTTAAGGTCGGTACAAGTAATGGTGAATACGCTTTGCTTTCTAAATACATTATGTTAGAAATGAATGAAGATGCTAACCCTGATTCATTACCATGTGGTTTTGAAGGATTTGAAATTAGAGAATACGCAACAGCAACACCTCCATTCCCAGTATATAAAACATCTTATAACTACCCTGGTGAAGTTATTTATAACCCACCATTTGGTAACACAGCAGGACAAGATAATACAACTCAAAGTGCTGGAGATAGAACAAGAACATCTTACTTAGGTATTTCTTCTCAAGTAGGTTATGACCCTGACTTCTACATGTTTAAAGGTGTTCAAAAACCAACTAACCTTTGTATTGAAGACCCCGCAGAACCTTGGGCATACAAAACTAAAGGTTTCCACATGGATTCAGGAGCAACAGTTGTATCAATTGTTGTTGGACCAACATCAGGTACACCAGCGTTCTTTGTGGGTGATGCGTCATTCCAAACCGACCCTGAAAGTCCAACAAACCCATATTACACAATTCAATCAAGAAAATTCACTTTCTTAGTACAAAAAGGATTTGATGGTTGGAATATCTACAACGAAAGTAGAACAAATACTGACAGATTCCAATTAGGTGGAGCTGGATATCAAAAAGGAGCATGTGCAACAACAAGATATCCAAACGCAACTGGTTGGGGAGCATTTAAACCAATAGTTCTTGGTGAGTTTACAGATTATGCAAATACTGATTATTACGCATACTTGTTAGGTATCAATACATTTGCAAACCCTGAAGCAACAACAATTAACGTATTTGCAACTCCGGGTATTGATTATGTTAATAACTCAAACTTAGTTGAAGATGCAATTTCAATGGTTACATTTGACAGAGCGGATTCTATCTACATTTGTACTACACCAGATTGTAATGTTTACATACCAACACAAACAGATAATTTCATTTATCCTACTGAGGCTGTTGACAACTTGGTTAATACCGGTATTGACTCTAACTACACCGCAACTTACTACCCTTGGATTTTGGTTAGAGACACTGTTAACAACACACAAATTTACATCCCACCAACAAATGAGGTATGTAGAAACTTAGCATTGACTGACAACGTATCTTTCCCATGGTTCGCAACTGCGGGTTACACAAGAGGTTTGGTAAATGCGGTTAAGGCTCGTAAGAAACTTACTCAGTCTGATAGAGATACTTTGTATCAAGGTAGAATTAACCCTATCGCAACATTCTCTGATGTTGGAACAGTAATTTGGGGTAATAAAACTTTACAAATTTCGGACACAGCACTTAACAGAATTAACGTAAGAAGATTGTTGTTACAAGCTCGTAAGTTAATTTCAGCTGTGGCTGTTAGATTGTTATTTGAACAAAACGACTCAAGAGTTAGACAAGATTTCTTAGATGCTGTAAATCCTATTTTGGACGCAATCAGAAGAGATAGAGGTCTTTACGACTTTAGAGTAACGGTAAGTAACAACCCTGAAGACTTAGATAAAAACCAAATGGTTGGTAAAATTTACTTGAAACCAACGAAAGCTTTGGAATTTATTGATATCGAATTCTTCATTACTCCAACAGGAGCATCGTTTGAAAATATTTAATACTAATGTTGAAAAACAAAAAAAATATCCCAGTGTCATCATTACTTGAAGGTTTTGATGACGCTGGTTCGCCAGATTTAAAATATTATGCATTTGATTGGGATGACAATTTAATGTATATGCCGACAAAAATAATTCTTCAAGACGAAAAAGGTAACGAAGTACAAATGTCGACTGAAGATTACGCTAAATATAGACATGATATTGGTGTAAATAATTTTGACTATAAAGGTCATAAAATTGTTGGTTACGCTAACGAACCTTACAGAAATTTTAGAAAAGCGGGTGACAAACAATTTAAAATCGATTCACTGAAAGCAAAACCAGGTCCGGCTTGGTCTGATTTTATAGAAGCGGTTAATAATGGTTCAATATTTTCAATCATCACAGCAAGAGGTCACCACCCCGACACTATCAAAGACTCAATTTACAATTTAATAATTTCCAATCATAACGGGATTAATAAAGATTTATTAGTTAAGAATCTTAGAAAATACCGAGACTTGGCTGGTATGGAGGATAAAACTGATATGGACTTAATTAGAGATTATCTCGAATTAAACAAATATTACCCTGTAAGTTTTAACGACCCAACGGGTACCTCCAACCCTGAACAACTTAAAGTAGAGGCAATGAGAAACTTTATATCATTTGTAAAAGAACAAGCAAATATTTTAGGTAAAAATTTATATGTTAAAAATGATATAAGTAATAAGTTTATACCAACTATTGGTTTTTCAGATGATGACCTTAAAAATGTAGAAGCTATGAAGAAACATTTAGAAGATGAACCAATATTAAAGACTTATTATACTGGTAAAGGAACTAAAACTAGATTCTAAAGAATGATAAATTTTGAAAAAACAAAGTAAATACAAAAATTTTCCAGATGGATGTATTTATAACTAAATAAAAAGTAATAAAAAAAACAAAAAATAATATACCATGGCTGATTTATTGATGAAAATGCCGGTTCCTTACGAACCAAAAAGAGCTAACCGATTTATATTGAGTTTTGACCCAACATTGGGTATTAACGAATGGTTTGTTGAATCAACTGGAAGACCTTCAATTGATATCAATCCTGTGGAGATTCAATTTTTGAATACGTCAACTTTCGTAGCTGGTAGATTCAAATGGAATCCAATGACCATAAAATTCCGTGACCCAATTGGTCCATCAGCAACTCAGGCTCTTATGGAGTGGGTTCGTTTACATGCAGAATCTGTAACAGGTCGTATGGGTTATGCGGCGGGTTACAAAAAAGATTTGTATTTGGAAATGTTAGACCCAACAGGTGTTGTTGTTGAAAAATGGATGTTGGTTGGTTCTATGATTACAAAAGCTGCTTGGGACAATGCTTCTTATAGTGATGACAAGTTGGCGACAATTGACGTGTCTATCCAAATGGACCGTTGTATCTTGATTTACTAAGATTGTATTTACTTTTTATTATTGATTAATAATCAAAGTGAGGTATATTTAACACAGGGACTAATTCCCTGTGTTTTTTTTTTATGGACAATACTTTATTACAATACGGACAAGAAAATTTTAACTTACCACATGACGTAGTTAAATTGCCTTCAGAAGGTAGATTTTACGCCTCTAAAAAGAAATCTGTTAAAGTTGGATACTTGACAGCCGCGGATGAAAACATCCTTATGTCAACAAACCCCGATGATTTGATTATCAACTTAGTTAGGAGTAAAGTTTACGAACATGATTTGAGACCTGACGATATGTTAAATGGTGATATTGAAGCCATATTGATTTTTTTAAGAAACACATCTTTTGGTCCTGAATATAATATTACTGCGGTTGACCCCCAAACCGGAAAAAGGTTTGAAACTGAAGTTCTTTTAGATAGTTTAGATTTTAAAGTTCCCTCAATCAAACCAAATGATGACGGAACTTATTCAATTACACTCCCTAAATCAGGAACAAATTTAAAAATTAGACCTTTAACTTATAAAGAATTACAAGATATTGAAAAATTAGGTGAGACATATCCAAAAGGACGGGTTGCCCCAAAGATAACTTGGAAATTAATGAAACAAATTGTTTCTGTAGAGGGAGATAGTACAGAACAAACAAAGTCAAAGTTCATTGAGGGACTACCTATCATGGACTCAAAATACATTAGAAACTTTTTATTTGAAAATGAACCATCAATCGATTTAAGAAAAACATTATTAGCCCCGTCAGGAGAAAAGGTAGAGGTCACTATTACCTTCGGGGCAGAGTTTTTTCGGGTTTTCTTCTGATTACGCAAAGTACCAACTAGACGAATTTTATTTATTGGCGACAAACATGAATGTTTCGTGGAGTGATTTCATGAAAATGCCATCATATGCTCGGAGATATTTTGTGGATAAGATTATAGAACTTTCACAAAAAAACTGATTGATTCTATTTATATAATATGTTACAGCCAACAAATGCACCAAATCCGGAAGAAGAGGACAGACTCAACTATGTTGCTAAATACATAAAAAAACTTCAAGACGGTATTAATCAGGCATATAAAACAATTGCTGACACAACTAATGAATTAGTTGACGAATTAGATGAGGCTAACGCTAAAATTGCTGGTGTTTTTGGACAAACACAAAAATCTGTTGTCGGTTTAAGACAAGAAATTGCTGTGGCACTCCCGTCATTGGTTAGAATGGGTGGTGATTCTAGAGACGCAATCGCAATCCAAGAAAGTGTTGCAAAATCTTTACAAACAAATGTAATAACATCAGCTGAAGTTACACAACAACTTTTTGCGGCTGGTAAAGTTTTAGGTTTTACGGCTTCAGAATCAGGAAGAGTTGTAACAAATTTTCAAAATGCTGGTATTCAAACGGGTGAAATGGTTGAAAACTTACAAAAAGTTGCCAACATTGCCCGTAGTGTTGGTGCCAATACAAGTGCTGTTTTTGAATTAGTTGAAAATAACCTTAATCAAATTAATAAGTATGGTTTCCAAGATGGTGTTTCTGGTTTGGCTAGAATGGCATCTCAAGCGGCTGGTTTGAGAATTAATATGAGTGAAACTTTTGAGTTTGCCGCAAAAGTTTTTAATCCTGAGGGTGCTGTTAATATGGTTGCAACATTTCAAAGACTTGGTGTTGCTGCAGGTGATTTAGCCGACCCATTCAGATTGATGTATTTGGCATCGGAAGATACTGAAGAATTACAAAATCAAATTGTAAAAATGACTGAAAAGTTTGTACAGTTTGATGAGAAGTCTGGTAAATTTAAAGTTTTCTCTGGCGCTAAGAGAGACTTAATGGCTTTACAAGAAGAAACGGGTTATGCTTATGATGATTTGGTTAAGATGGGTGAGGGAATGGCTAAATTCAAACTGTTACAAGGTGAATTTAAAATTGGTGGATTTAGTAAAGAAGACCAACAATTTATTTCAAATGTCGCTCAATATAGTAAAGAAAAAGGTGGATTTACAGTTAAGTTAGGATTAGGTGAAGAAAAACTTGTTTCTCAAATTGGTTCTTCAGATTTGGAAAAAATTAAAACTTTTAACGCTCCTGTGAAGTTGGAAGACTTAGCCAAAGAACAATTATCGGTAATACAGACAATTAATCAAACTGTCCAAGCATTGGTTTATGGAACAGCGGCACCGGTTGCGGCATCAAAATTTCCTGCAGATGCTAAAGAAATTGTTAGAGCCATGGCACTTACCGGACAAGTGGAGATTGATAAACTAATTGGTAATACCCGAAACACAATTCAAACCATTGATGGTGGGTATCAGAAATTGGCGTCAACGGCTATTAAGACATTTAGTGGTAAAGCAAGTGGTGCTGATTACGAAAGATTGTACACCCAAAGCACTGAGGCATTTTTTAAAAATATTGAAAAATTTAGTACAACATTATCAAATATGTCCTTGGCTGATATGAAACCATTTATAAGTGAGGGAAATTTGTTGGCTAAAACGGCTAATGCTGGTGCCACGGCATTAGAAAAATTTACAGATAAGTTAAATGGTTTTACAACTGGGAAATCACCACAAAATATGAATCTCCAAAGTACTCGAGATGTTAATCGAACTGATAATATTAATGTTAATTTTTCACCTCTAAAAGTTGATGGAAAATTTGATACAGGAGGGGGTTCGGCGGAATTGACTCAAAAACAAGCCGAAGCTGTTGCCAAAATGGTTGCAGATGCCATTGCCAAGGCAATCCCAACAACAACTTACGGAAATCTTCCACCACTTAAGAAATAAGGAGGATAAAAAATTGAAAAGTTTCTATTTATTATAAAAACTAAACATGCCGAGTAGATTAACTCTTCCTGCGACCGAATTTGAAAGAAGACGAAATTTATTAAGGAACTTACCTCCTTATAGAAAACCAGGTGCTTTCACACCAATGGGTTCACCCGGTGTTATTGAAACCGAATTAAATGATTATCAAGTTGTTGATTCACCTGATAATTTAATTGACAATAGTCCATTTTCTGACATTTTATATCCAAAGAATAAATTTGGTCCAAATGGTGGTTACGACAAAGATATTACGGGTTTAATTTCCAATTTACAATCGAAAAGTAATGTTGGTCCTTATGGTCCTGTTCCCCCATTTACAACTGCGTTACAAGATTACTCAACGACCTTTATTGGTAAGGCGTATATTAAAAACGCTTATAGTCCTGCAAGTGGTTCGTATTTTTATTACGAAATATCTGATTTAATTAAAAAACAACTGAATAAGACTTATTGGGAACCAATGAGTTTTGTTCCTTCAAGTTATTCACCTTACGCAGTTTTATTAGAAGAAGACCCAAGTGGAGACAATGGATTGGCATCTCAAGATTCACAATTGGCTCAAATTGGTGTGAAAGGTGCTAAAGATAGTTTCCAAGAAAGAGTTAATCAGAATGTAAGAACTCAAACATTGGGTCGTCTTAATATATTGGGGGGTATAAAAGACCCCGTACAATTGGCTCTTATTGTTGCGGGAAAAAGACCATTAATTGCTCGTGAGTTTAAAATTACTGCGGGTGGTGGAAATATATTATCACAAGGTCAAGATATTGTTGAAAGAATTGTTGGTTTTACATTACCAATTTCTCCAATACCTGGTGATTATTTTGAAAGACGAGATTACAACTCATCTCAATCGGCAACAAGAGCATTTTCTAATGGAAAAAGAGGTGGTTTATTTGGACTTCGTGGAAACAGACCAGTAAATCCATCGCAGTTATTCTTAGATTATACAGGTTCAGGACAAAGAGAACAGTTAACCAATAGTTTATCTACAAACAAATACAGACCTTATTATAATACAGGGGGTTCTGGTATTTTATCAGCTCTTGGAAATGCTATTACAGGAGCATTTGCTAGAGATGAATCTGAAGGAAATTTCTATGTTGGTACTGCAGAAAGAGACCCATCGTTTATTACATCACCATCTGGTCAAATACCAATCGACCAATATGGTAACCAAGTATTGGCACCTGTATATGGTCCTGATTTATTAGCCAAAGACTTTGAGGGTGAAGATAATAACTTTATAACACCATTTGCTAGAACAAGTAATTTTGCTGAAACTGGTGACCTTTCAGGTGGTTTTTCATGGGTAAGTGGTAAGTGGGCTGCCAACTCGGGAAGACGAATGACCCCTAAAGGTGATTACGGAAGTGAAAGTCCTGATTGGAATCAAATTTCAGGTTCATTTATTAAGAGTGAATCAGATACAAAGACATTTAAACCTGGTTCTATTTTAGATAGTACCCAAAGGTTAATTGATTCACAACCAAACGATGGGGGTAGATTTGCTCACGTTGGTAATGCAATACAACAAACATCTAAAATATTCAACGATGGTTACAAACAAATCACAAAAGGTTCTCAAGTAATCAAATATTCTGATGGTCAAACAAATGTTGGGATTGAGTATTGTCGTATTTTCACCAAAGATACTCCGTACTATACCTACAATGATTTACAGAAAAAAGAAGGTAACATAAGAAAGTTCACTTATTCTATTTTAGATTCAACATTCAATTTGAATATCGCACCTGAAAAGGGTGGTGATAGCCTTATTACTACAGGTTCAATCAATGGTATTACACAAGGAAGAGTTAAAAAGTATATGTTCTCTTTGGAAAACTTGGCTTGGAGAACAGGTTACAGACCTGGTTATAGAGTTAGTGACCTTCCCGCTTGTGAACAAGGACCAAACGGTGGTAGAATTATGTGGTTCCCACCATATGACTTGGCATTCAATGAAGATACAAGACCTTCATTTAACGAAACAACATTCTTGGGAAGACC